AGCCGCAATAATCGAAGAGTTAACAGTGATGCCGTTACTTGATATCATTACCGTTGACTGCAACTCACCCGTGCTTGGCTTGTATAGTAGGTTTGCATTGCCCGTAAAGATTGTAGACACCGAGCCGCTTGTGGCAGAAGCAAAGGTTGGAAACAGGTTAGTTACCGTTGCCGTGTCATTAGACAGCGTTACACCACCCGCAGGGGTAGACCATGTAGGTGCGCTTGCGCCGTTTGATGTTAAAACCTGTCCTGCTGTACCCGCAGCAGATAGAGCCAACGCAGATGCAGTTGAGTAAGGAACTGCGCCAGCTACAGCCGTTAGTGCAGCGTTCGTGCCGCCGTTGGCTAGAGCTAAGATACCCGCTAAAGTCACTGCTCCAGTAGTCGCGGTGTTTGGCGTAAGACCCGTAGTACCAGCAGAGAAGGAGTTGGCGGCAGATGCCTTGGTTGCAATGACTTGTACAACTCCTGAGCTGTCTTCGTAGAAGAGCTTGCCGTCGTTGTTGTTCAGCGCTAACTCACCGGGCTCTAAGTTAGCCGCCGTGGGGACAGCCGCCGCGGTCGTCGAGAGGTAAAGTTTAATTGGGGTAAAGCCGCTTTGTGCCATTAGAATACTCCACCTGAAATTCCACCTGTTGCGGTCAATGCGCCCGTAGATGGAATAAATGATAATTTAGTTGATGTGACTTTTTGTGGCAAGTTGCCAGTGTTCGCAGTGACCCAAGTCGGGTACACAGCAACCGCTGTTGCTGCGTCATCCGTGATTGCAGTGTTCGTTGCGTTTGTAGCTGTGCCAACCACTAAACTTGACTGGCTTGCCCAAGTGGGAGAACCCGCACCCGCAGAAATTAATACCTCACTTGATGTGCCTGCCGCAGAATAAGCGTGCGCCGTACCCGTACCGTACCCTACCCCACCGCTGGTCGGCGTGGCGGTTGAGTTTGTTCCGCCGTTTGCAATTGGTAGCGTCCCAGTCACGCCTGTCGTCAGTGGCAAGCCTGTTGCATTCGTTAGAGTGCCAGAACTTGGTGTGCCAAGTGGACCGCCATCATTTAACATCCGCGTCCACACGCCTGCGTGAGCAAAATACATCGCCCCATCTGTGTGAGAGTGGGCTATAGCACCGTGATAAGTCGAGGCGCTAGGAAACGCAGCTTGGTTAGCGTAATAAAAAGGGATGACGCTACTGACACCCGGCGCGGTAATTGCGCCATCGTCAGCAACAGTGACCAAACTATTCTGTACAATTTTTCCAGTTGTGCCGTCAAACCTTGTAATTGCATTGTCTGTCGCAGAGGCTGGACCAGACACATCACCAGCGCCTGCAGGAGTAGACCAAACGCCATCGCCTCGCCAAAACGTAGTGGCAGACGCGGAGGTTCCTGAGTTAAGGTTGGTTACAGGAAGATTGCCTGTAACACCAGTGGTCAAAGGAAGCCCAGAAGCATTGGTCAAAGTGCCGCTTGATGGCGTACCTAATGCACCGCCATTTACAACAGGTGAGCCAACAGAGCCCACATTAATTGCTAATGCAGTAGCAACGCCAGTACCCAAGCCTGTAATTGAACCAACCGCAGGGGTGACGGTGACGCTACTTGCGGCGGTTAGTTGACCTTGAGCGTTAACCGTAAAGGTTCCGACCTGAGTTGCAGAGCCGTAAGACGCAGCCGTGACCGCTGTGTTAGCAATCGAGATCGTGCCTGTAGAGGTGATAGGACCGCCCGTAAGCCCCGTACCCGTTGCAACCGAGGTAACACCTGAGCCTGCGGCAAAAGAGTTCCAAGAGCCGTTGTATCCCGCAAATAGACCTGTGTCTAAGTTGAGCCTGAACGAGCCGATAGCGCCAGCGCGTTGCGCGGTCGTACCACTTGGAACCTGCACCGCGGCTGTACCCGGCAGCACAGGGTCTGACGCAATCGCAATAATTGGGTTGCCGCTTGAGCCATCACCGCTTGTGACTGCAATTTGACTTGCCGTGCCTGTAATCGTGAGCGGTGTGAGCGCTGCACCGTTGACTGCTAATAACCCAGTTCCTGTCGTATTTGCAAGAACAAGAGGCAAACCGCTCAAGGAGAGCGTTGGGTCGCCGCTCACCCCGCTACCATTGCTCAGAGACAGACCAGAACCGCTCACAACGAACGATCGGGCTGTGATGGTATTTGCAGCAGTCTTAACGATAATTCCAGTGGAAGCCGCTTCCAGTGAAGCGGATGTTCCATTCAGGGCGATCGTGTACGAACCCTGCGCACCACCGTCAGTAATACCAATGCCTGTGCCAGTCGAGAAGTATCGGCTGTTAGTCAAGCTAGTCTGCAAGCCAACAGTCAGGAATGTCTGTGTGAGCGATGGGCTAGAGGTGATTGCGGAGACGGTCGTCCGAACCGTCAATCCGTTCTGAACGACAGGTACTAGCTCAGTGCCTGTGATGGCTTGAGCTGCGGGGAGGGCTGTGATCCTGACATCTGCCATATAAATCTCTACGGTGAAAGCACATCTAAATTACCGTCATTCGGCGTATTAGCCTGCTCAGTCGCAATGCCAATATCGTTTTGATTTTGGATTCCCGGATCAGTGATGATGTTATCGTGATTCTCAGCAACATCGGTATCTGGACGAGGAAACCGTATCGTAATTTTTTCAGGCTGTCTTGCTGGCAACCTATATGGGTCAAACTCATCAGAACAACTATCGCTACAGACCTTGATTGCGGGGATGTTTCCATCAGGGCGCATATCGCTGTAAGGTCTTTTCATCTTACATCTATCACAGATGAAGATGCTTAGCGTGCTATTGCCAATTGTATCAAGGAAGACAGGCATTTTATACCCCCTTTACCTTGTATATGGCATTAAATTCGGCGTCAAAAAGATCGGTGACTTGTCTCTGTTCTCGTTCTGAGCCATCATTAAATGTTTCTCGTACTGTTGCTCGCAATAAGCCAAGCGACCCGGATCAACCTGAGGCAACTCACACGCCATCTGATGCGATAAGCCCCACTGGATTGCCAAGTAGAAGTACTGTGGTATCTCGATCTCGCCGCTCAAGTCACCCACATCTTGGATGTACCTGTTCAACCACAACTCAAGTTGCGGCTGGATGCTGTTGGGTACGGGCCAGACCTCCATGTTCGGTTGCGGAATCGTGCGATTAAACCAATACTGCAACGGACGCAGTGCGGTGAACGAACGATTAGGCAAACTGGAGTAATCATCACGGTTCATGCGAGCCATGTTGATCGACATCGGCATCGTGCCGAATACAACCTGATAAAAGCCCATATTGACGCCAGCGGTCTGCTGAATACGCCAGAATGGAGCGGTCTCAGATGGATCAAGGTCGTAATAAATCCATGTTCCTGACGCCCAAGTTACCGCACCGGGGGCGTACACCGTTGTCCATGTCGATCCGTCTTGCGAGTATTGCAAGTTTACGGTCACCGATCCAGAAACAGCGGGCAAAATACCGATCGTACTGATGTAAACGGCGTTATTTGTACCGTTTGCAATGCCGATAGAGCCTGTATTGTTGGTCAGTTGACATATCAGGTCGCCCACGCCGTTAAAAGCGTTCAGCGTCGTTCCTGATGTGCTGTTAGCACCTGTTGATACATTGGTCAGAGTGCGAAAGTTGGCGTTCAGGACATCAACAGTCCCAACAGGTAGAAAGTATTCATATTTCTCTGGCTGTAGACCAACGATAACTTTGTTGATTGCCCAATAATTGACACCGTAATTGCTTAGGCTTGAAAGCAGGTAATACAAACTCTCTTTAGCGGCTTGAACCTGCTCAACGGTTAACTCCTCAGACAGCTTCCCAGCACGACGAGCACCATGATCGATGAGCTGCTGTACCGAGATTGTGGTCTGACTGACCGTGCCGCTTGTGCTCATGGAACTTTCCTAAACGGTTTGACTTTTGCTTTAATACTCTTTGGCTGCGCCACAAACTGCTTACCTGCCGCCTTACCTGCTCGCTTTGCCTTGGTTGTGGCTGCATATTCAGCAGAAGATAACGCCTTAATCGCCTTCTCTGGCAAGTACCGCTCACCCGTTTCCGAGGATTTCTTGCCAGATTTTGTAGTCCACTTCTGATCGCCCCAAGTCTTCAGAGATTGCTGAGGCTTCTTAATCACGGTAGCCTCCGCCTGCATCTTTATACTTCTTTGCTACTAGCTGCGCCTTGCGAGCGCTCCACTGTCCAGCGCCAGTGCCTTGTACAGCAGCCGACTTTACTTGAGAAACGATGCGCTTGCGCAAATCAGGCTTGGTGTAATTCCCCGCCGCATTGACGGAGCCACCCTCTTTCTTTGCCAACATCATCTTCTCAACCATCGCCACTCGCTGTGGCTTCGTTGTGACCTTTTTTATGATGTTCTTGCGTACAGCAGAGGTCTGATTTTTTTCGTAAAAACCAGCCTTATCTAGCGCCTTCTTGGTAATTGCTTTGGGATTTTTGGGTGTAGAGGGCATTAGCATTTCCACCGTTGGAGTGAGGCGGCTTTGCGCGTAGGCTTGCCGTTCTCGTCTTTCATAGGACCGGGCATCCCCGACATTCTGGCACAAAATGATTTCTTACGAGCACCACCTTCTGGCTGCGGGGCTTTAAGGTTTGAGCCTGTTGCCGCATTCATCTTGGCACGACCCTTTGCCGTCAGCCCTGCACCTTTCGATGTCGGTAGCTTCTCGCCACGACCAACCGACAGAGATACTCCGCCAGACTTCATCTTGTCAGCCTTGGCAAACTCCTTGCCCACCTTTTGGGGTACGCCGACTTTCTTTGCAAACTCAGGACTATGCGCCACAGCTTGCATCAGACGCTTTTGGGCTGGTGATTTGCTTGGCATGATTAGTTTGTAGGATTCACATAATGCTTTTGCATTTCTAGAACAATCGTATAGGTATCACCTGCCGATCCATCTAGCGTTGTAAATGTAATGACACCTGTCTTACCAGCGCCTGCGTTATTCCACAAACCGCCAAAGTCAGAAAAGTCTTGGGTGTAATTTGTATTCTGTGGGATTGTTCCAATGACCACTGGCGCAGTAGCTGCCCA